AACACCAAAGTTACCTAGTGCGTTAAGAACACCACCTTTGTAAGAAGTAGACTGATCGTTTTCTTGTATTGTATAATTTCCTTGTAAATCTGATAATTTCATAATTTTATTTTAATTCTTCTCCAGTGATTGGGTCTAAGATTGTCTCACCATCGAATGATATAATACCAGTTCGGCCGTCTGGTAAGGTTATCGTTTTTCCAACATTTTCAACTGCTTTTTGTGTGATTGTTGATTGAAGACCAGCTATCTTATTTAGAACAATTTCCAAACTCTGATCTCTTCGTGATGGCATAGCGGCTGTATAAGACGCAACATCTTGATCAGATAATACACCAACATCGTTGAGACGAGCAATTTCACGCGTTAGAACTGATTGTGCTGAAGAAAAGATAGCTACTTCTGGAATCATACTAGACTGCCAAAATTTCATTCCATCAACATAGCCTTTTGCTTCATCTGGAAGATCTCCATACATTTTTACGAGATTAGATAACTTATTCATCACGTATGTATTTGGGTTATAGCCCACTTGATACATTTCTGTAAGGACTTTAGCTTTATCCGTTGGAGTTAAGTCTTTAACCTTTCCATAACCACTCATAATAGCTTTTGTAAGCTCAGATACTGGAAGATTAGCTATATCTGCTTGTGTAGCTGTGCCGGCATTGATATTTGTAATCTTTCCTGTTGGAGTGGTTGTTTTACCGTCTATCATATCTTTATTCCACTGAAGATAAGCACCTAATTGCTGACTTTCTGGAAGTGAAGTAATGGAACTAGGAAGAGCGTTTGGAATAGCTTTGAGAGCAAAGAAGTTACGAGAATCACCGGTTAGTTTGTCAACACTTGTATTTGTAACCTTAGATAAACTAGTAAGTGAATCAGTTACTTCTTTAATTGTAAAATCACCTACTTTTTGACCATCCTGAGTAAAGTTTAAATAATCTATCATCTCAAGTGGATCAGTAATACCTTGTTGCATAAGATTAGCAATGGCACTATCACGAGTTGATTGAATTTCTTTTTCTCGTAGATCATTCATCTGAGTGGCTAGCTTGTCATTGTAATCTTTCAGTAGAGCCATCTTTTCTTCACGCTGTTTTTCGAGTAGGTCAATTTGTTTATTGAAATTAGTCCACTTACCAGTAGTGTAAGCTTCTCTAGCAGCCGCAATAGCAACTTGTTCTTGTCTAGTAATCTCTGCTAGACGAGCGTTAGCTTGATCTAGTTCACCTCCTTCGATAGACATCTGAACACTTCCTGCGAACTCTGAAGTTCCACCTCGCATACCGAGTGTTTCATAGGCACGAGCTCGTGATTCATTAGTTTTTCTAGCTTGCACTCGTAAACTTTCAAACTGAGCGGAGATACCAGAAGCAATTGATTGAAAGGCAGGATCCATATCAGCTGTCCAGTTATTGAATTCGTCCATCTGAGCTTTAAGTCTAGCATCAGCTTCTTGTGCGTCCATTTCAATTTTGCTTTCACCATTAGGACCAAGACCTGTGCCCGAAGTATCATTCCATTTTCTGATACCATTTGAAGTAGACCAATAACCTGTTTTTTCTACTTTTGGTTTATTAGTTTTAACTACTGGTGGTTTAACACCATCACCTTCTGAAAAAACATAACCGCCTTGCTGAAGTCTACTTTCCATATCTGGATCTTGCATTTGACTCTCATCTATCGTGATAATTTGCCCAGCTTCGTTTACAAACTTAGCGGTTTTTGGTTTAGTATCAGTAGGTTTTATTTCTACTGCTGGTTTGATTGGATAATTTACGTCTAATTTATTCTTATTACTCTGAACTGTGTTAGCTGCGTTTTCAGTAGAGAGGAAAGATACCTGATTTTCATTATTATACGAAGCTACTTCTAGAGGATCAGCACTAGCATAGCCCAAATCTTTTAGACCTTGGGGAATACCACCAAACATTGCCAGTGTCTTGTCGTATTGATCTTGTTCTGCTTTTGTTTGAAATGTGGGCATATATTTATTTGATTAGAAGAAGTATTCGGTTACGATTACGATACCGTGTGCACCAGCTCCACCACCCGCTTGTCCACCACCAGTGCTTCTTGCTCCATAACCTCCAGCGCCGTAAGGCCCAGTGGTTTGTCCTCCCGAAGAGCCCCCAAAGAATGATGCCCCACCAGCACCGGGTGATCCTGTTGGGTCTGTGCCACTTACACTGGCGTTTGCTGGCTGACCAACACCACCTGAAATGTTCAAATCTCCACTAGAAGCTGTTCCCCCTGCGGCATACTGATACAATCTTTCGCTTTTGTCATCACCAAAGCCGCCAACACCACCCGTCACAGAAACATGTGCACCAAAAGATGAAGTTGCCCCCGCACTACCATCACCTCCAGTGCCAGAACCCCCCCCTCCACCAGCGCCCGTCGTTACAGTTTCTGTCACACCAAGGTTTGCGGTTGCGATAAGCTTTTTTGAGTAGCCCCCAGCGCCACCGCCCGCGGCACCACTGCTGTCGTCAGCATCTGATGCGTCCGCACCACCTCCTCCACCACCACCGCCAACAACTTCTACAATTACATATTTCAACCCAGTAGGTTTTGACCAGGTAGATGTTGCTGTGGTAGAAGCATAACTCCTAATAACAGGGGCTGTTGAAGAAGATGTCCCTGTAAAATTAACAAACCCTGAAAAAGTTGTGGTTGCACCACTAAAATTATTACTCCCAGAAAATGTAGTGTTTTGTGAGATCGTTGTTGGTAAGAATCCTTCCGCTAGGTTACCATCAGAACCAGTGACAGGCACAACGTGACCAGAAGCAGGAGCAGTGGAGGTTGCAATTGACGCTGGAAGAACTAAAATAGCATCGCCGCCATTTACTGTAGATGAAGCGGCTTCTTGACCAGTTGCTAACTCAGAAAAACCACCAGCGACAGATGAAGCTTCGGGAATACCTCCGAACGAAAGAGCATCTACATAACTTTTAGTAGCTGTGCTAGAGGCAATTGTTGGTTCTGGGAATGACCAAACACCTGTGATTGTTTGATTGTTATCTAATGCCGCAAACTGATTATATAATTGTGGAGGATTTGAAAATATTACAGATGTTCCTCCTCCGTGTGCAAAGGCATAAGTTGAACTAGCAGTATAAGGAGAGATCGGCAACAAACCTCGAACACAACCACTAAGAGTAGCAGTATCATTAGCATTCTGTGTTACTGTGGTGCATGATACGATTTCTTGTTTTGTTCTATTTCCAGGCTCTAATGTCAAGTAGAATATCGCACTCATATCAGCATCTAGAATCTCATATCCTGTCTGTGGAAGTGTGAGAGATGAGAGTGTGATTGAAGTTGCAGCAGCTGAAACACCAGAACCTGCTAGTGTATATGTTTGACCTGAGATCGGAAGTGTTGCACCGAGTTGAGTTTCTTGAACTGGTGCGTATCCAGTTACACTCATCAAGAAGATAATTGGAGCGATGAGAATCTTTGCTAACGTTGTGCCTATTGTGTGTATCATATTATAATTATAACTTATTTTTACTTTTTAATAAAGGTGTTCTTACGTGGCGACATCTTCACGTTTCCACCGTGGCTAATAATGGCCCAGTATCTATCAATTTCGTTGGTAGAAAACTCGGCTTGTAATAATGTAAAATCTTCTTTAGCTAATTCAAATATCACTTGGAACTTCTTAGCATTATCTGGCACTGTAAATGATCCTCCAAGTGGTTGTGTTGAGAGTGAATTCTGGCCCAGCGAGGCATTGACGACCGTCCCTAGCAGGATATCTTCGTCTTGTCCGTTAATAGTCTTATCTACTTCCTGCGTAGAACCATCGAAATCATAGCGTAGTTTAGTGATTAGATCGGTAGTTGAAGGGTTTACTTCACCCTCTACTGAATACTCATCTAAGCATTTTAGATTGCCTCTATTATCGAAATCTCTGTAGGCGAAGCGTGCTTTTGCGTTAATTGGTAGTTTTTCATCGCTTGGATTGATATCTGAGTATGTATCGTTGTCTAATATCTTATAAGTTTCCGGTGTAGCACTAGAATGTCCGTAAATCCAGTCTTTGAAGATAGACCAAGCTCTTACTGGACCAGTTTGTGGTGGTTGCCAGAATCTACGTGTCTTTCCGTCAGCATCTTGCACGAATTCCAGCATATAGAACCTAGAAGTTGCTGGTGCTGATAGGAAATAAGTATTTCTAAAGTAAGTTGCACACGCATTTGTCCAATCTTCAGCATCAAAATCAGGTTTAATTGGGTTAGAATACGTTGTTGGATTGATTCCACCTATATTATCAGGGTTTTCTATATATCTTAGAGCAGGTTCATTAGATAAGTAGAGCAGAGCATTACCAACTGGCACAATTACTTCGGGATTATAAGCTCCTTGATCTACTCCTACGTCCATTCTCTTAACTTTAACCGTTTCAGCAACAACATCTCCAATGGCTATCTGTTCAAACTCAGCTTTGAATATGCCACTACGTCCAGCGAACAACAAAAGAGTAGAACCAATAGAACCAAATCCTCGTGAGGTGTCATCTAATGTAAATGTAGCCGCTTGACCTGATAATCTAGGTGTATCTTCGCTAAAATCTGTATAGTCCGTATCATCTGACATATAAACTAGATTATCTTCTTCAGAACCTACTAGGATATGATTTTCAAATGAGTAAATTGTATGATTATTTCGATTAGCTACTGGTTTATCAGTCTGAGTTACTACTTGCTGAACTAAAATATCACCGGCAACTAAGCCAGCAGTATCTGCTATACCAGTAAGAGCAGTTGTTCCTTCGCCACCAGTATATGTATAAGCAGTTCCCGTTCTAACACATACAACTATTTTATTTCTTGTCGTATAAAATCTATTCTGAGCGAATGTTTTTGTTCCCTCTTTTGTAATTGTTGTTCCAGTAATTGATTTAACTACTGCTACAGCTCCATTCCATTCGTAAAGATTATCATTTCCTTGAATCATAATAGCAAGATCTATCTTTTCTGTAGTATCATAAATATCAGCAACGCGTGGAATAGCAGTAGTAGATAATCCACTCATTACACGAGTCCAAGCATTGATTGCAACAGTATCAACTGTCTCTAAATATACTTCCCATTCATCATCGTAGAATCGCATCATTAAATCAGAATTAAGAGAAGTATTCCAAGTTAAACCGTTTCTAACAGGCATTATTGTATCATTTGCTACTCCCAATCGTGAATAACCAGGACGAATACGTGTCTTTCGATTACGATCTATGATTACATTCTGAGATCCAGCAACTAAATATTCCTTCTGAGTATTTGTTGCTTCCTCAGCTGTAACGTAGGCTAATGTTTGTTCTGTTAAATGATATTTTTCCATTATATTCTATAGTATTACATCTATCTTCCAAATCTTGGTAAACCTCCATAGGTCGCTACCGCTTTACGACTTTCATCTGAATGTTCTCCTTTGTATGCTTGATATAACACGGAAAGTTCTTTATCAGCAAATGATATATCAAATACTGAATCAGTTCCTTCCAATTGATGAGCTATTGCTTTGAGTAATTCAAGTAAGAATATCTGTAATGAGTCATTATCACATAATACATTAGAATCATCTGTGCTTGGGCGAGATTCATAAGCACCAGCAGAACTTTGGAACATATACTTGGAATAGTATTTGATATCAAAAGCATAACCAATCGAACAAAGAATATTATCTACTCGTATATCTGCTAGAGCAGTAGCTTTTGCTACAGTAATTTTAACTGCATCGATTGTTGCTGGATCTACTGTTCCTGTTTCAGTAGCGGTTGACCAAGGGAATTTGATTATATTCCAACCAGCCTTGAATGCTGTTCCATCTGCTTGTGTAGTCTGAGCTACTGTCGTCCAGTAGTTAGTTGTTAAATCATTTCCAAAGATAAGACTAACTGATGTTGGCACAGCACTGAAGTAGATAGGAACTACAAATTCACCAATTTCATCTTCATCTGTCAAATCAATGGCTGACATATCAGAGCTCTGAATACCATCGCCAGTAGCAACTAAATCAAATCTAACAGAACCACCACCAGAGTATTTGATTATTGTATCTGTTTTAATATTCACAGCTGAACCAACGGCAGAGAATGTTCCGTTTCCATTATAGGAATCCATCGTATTTAGAACTTTAGCACTTCTAATCTTCCAATTTATTCGCATCTTCTTAGTTCCTTCACTACCTTCAATTGTAATAGATTTATTAGTAAGAGCTTTGAGTAAATCAAACCTACCAGCCTTAATTCGTTGAGCCCAATCTCTATTTGTTCTATCACCTTGTGGATATAAATCTATAATTGAGAGATAATCAGACGGTAGAGCATATTCGTATAGTTTATCATGAACTGTTTGTGATAGAGTCGCTAATCTTTGTGATTCTGCTAACTTTACCTTATTCACCATCGTATTAGCCGCACGCTCACAAGCTGCTTCAAAATAACGCACTTTATTCAACGTGCCACTATGACCCATTGCTGTAAGATGTTCTTTTATTTGCGTTATTGTAAACATATTTTTATTTATTAGTATCCGATAAACTCAACTACCTGCAACGTTGTTGATGTGGCTTCTGGTGCATATCTAACTTGACCTGTATAAAGATTATCTTGTGTAATTGCCCAACACTCACCACTTTCTAGAACAACACTAGCGACCGAAGTAGATGTGGTTGCTGTTGTGCCAAGTTGAATATAACCTTTAGCATTAGTGGTATCATTACAAATTGATGCGTAAGCACGACCTCCTTTCTGCGTAAGCACAATGGTAGAAGTAGCAGCGGCAGCTGAAACTTGAGTCGTTGTTACACTATTAAAACTAGGAACCTGATAAACACCACCAAGATTAGCGGGTTTCTGATTAGCAAACCAGAATCCACCAACAAATGCTATAATGATTATGAGAACTGTGATTAAAGCGATTCTTTTCATTTTTTTTATAATTAAACTATTAAATGTTCCTCGCCTATCCCAGCCCCCGTAAAGGGACTGAGTAGGCGTAGAACTACCCCGAACAAGTGAGCTTAGAAGCAGTCAAAGCACCGCTCTGACCGATAAACCACTTAGTTCCATTTGAGAATATCTCGAAGAAATCTCCAAGATTTTCCCCATCTGCAACTGAAGTGATTACATCGTTAGCATCACAATCTACAACTGCACCTGCAACAATAAGAGAACCTTCAATATCATCTCCAGCAGCTGAAGTTACAGTAATGTTATCAGTGGCGTATGCAGCTGAAATAACAAACTTATATCTTACACCAGCGGAAGAAGCAACTGCGGGAAGAGTTAAGTTAACTCCTGCAGTTCCAAGATTAAAAGTTGAACCTGACTGTGCTACGGTTAAGGTCGTAGAAGCTGTTGGTGTAACTTGTGGTTCCTTTTGAGGACCAGTTAACGTTCCAGTAACAGTTCCTGACACTGTGCCAGTGACTACTCCTGATCCGTTAATTACCGCAGTTCCATCAACATAGTATCCGTCAGCAGTATCCCAATAGCCGTGAGGCAATCGGTTAGCTGCGCCCAATGGTTGGCTCTCATTACCACCAACCATCGCTCCGATGATCAGACATACTATTGCTAGCACGACTGCACCGATTACAATATATTTTTTGTTCATATATGTTTTGGTTGGTTAAGTGATAAATTAAGCAGTTCCATTTGAACCTACATAACCACAGAAAGTCTCTGGGAAATGTGATTCTAAGAATCTACCACGGTAGACCCAGGAGTCGTTAGAGGTCTTAGTAGGGTCAATCAAGTCCATTGACAACCCCATAAAGGTCTTACGGCTAACTGTGTGCTGGCTAGATAACAAGTGATACGAAGTATTTGCATTCGTAGCAGAGTTATAAGCTGATCCGAGGAAGATTGAAGCTGCAATTCTTACGGTGCCATAAATGGTATCGAAGAAGTTCAGGTTATTCTCAGCGCTGTTAGGGATCAATTCAGACTCCATAACTTCCTTCGCGGTTTTATAGAGAATGAAAGGAACTAACATACCTTCGAATACGTATGAACCAGCCTCACCGTCTTGAGCTTTCTGGTTAGCTAAGCTCTGAACTTGCGTCCAAAGATTGTCAGCATTCAATGCACCTGTTTCCAGGTTATCTACAGTGACACCTTTCAAAGTGACGTGTGAGTTCGAAGCTAATGCTACACCATCTGGAGTTGTGTTTACAGACCCTGCAAACGCATCACCATAAGTATTCAAGATAGTTTTCTTATCCTGAGTCAAACGAGCTCGATCGCCCATCTGCTCACCAATCTTTTGTCGCTTTCCAACCATATCGGCTTTGAAAGCTTCCATAGAAACAGGAATCTGTTTCGTCCATTTCTGCATTTTCTTGGTCTTGGTATTACCAATGAAAGTGTCAGTGTTGGTTAATTCTTCTTGCTCGTCAGTCTCATCAAAACCGCCAACATTGGAATCTTCATCCCAAGTATAAGCTAGTTTAGAATCAGATGACTGTTTGAAGAACCACCCGTCTTGTGCCGAGAGATATCCCGGCTGTTGTTCTCTCTGATACATTTCCCAAGCAACTGCATCGATCTCAGTCTGGCAAGCATCAGGAGACAACTCGTATGTATGACCTCCTTGTGGATTCATAAAATTATTAAATTAACTACTAATAAACTAAGATTAAGATACATCTAGAACCATCGCTCTGCTTTCTACAACAACATCAAGAGTTTGTAATGCAGTGTTTCCACCAACAATAACCAAACCATTAACATCAGCAGCAGCTGTATCCTTGATAGTATACAACTCACCACCATCAACACCTCCAGTAGCAGCGTAATCAATTAAGGTTTTATCCATAATGATAAGAGCTAGCTCTGTAAGAGTATCTACGTTGGCAGCAGTTTCTGCTTTACCACGAATTCTACCGATATTAGGAACTGGAGTAGCAACGTTTAAGAATTGCTCTGCAACTGTTCCAGCGGCAACATTCTTGGAATTCTCGTTAGCAACACCTCCGAAGTTGTGAGTTCCAATCACTGGGGTATCTGCAGCGGCCAATACAATTGTATTAGCTGAAGCAACACCAGATGAATAGGTCGCAACTGAATGGACAGGTTCACCAACTTGAATAGCAGTTCCACCCGCTACGACATAGCGTGGAAAGATTGCGCAGGGACCGATTACTTTTAAGTCTGCTTTCATTTCAACAACAAAATAACTCGTAGCTTTTAACTACTTCGTCATTTTGTGATTATCATCTAAGCATATAGCTTAGACTTCTATTAAATCACTAGATTATTTAGGCCGAACATAGGTTGTCTTAGTTCGAGGATCTTTTATGAGAGTATTACCGTTAGGTAACTTTTTCTTCCATACACGATCCTTATCATCATAAGCAAAACCAGCTCGTTTGTAAGCGGAAGTGTCTGAAGCTGACATTTTCGGAGCTGTTCCAGTCTGAGGATCTTGGTGTGATGAACCTGAATCGTTAGACGCAGTTTCTTTACTCTTAAGAGCTCTCGCTAGCTCAGATTTCTGTGAAAGTATCCGTTTCCGGTTGATGATCGCTTGAATTTCTTCGAGTTGATCTTTCAAACTCAAATGAGCTGGGAAAGATCTATTCTTATGAACTTCAATGATAGCTTCTGCTTCTTCTGATGACTCTGCAATTTCAGTAGCAATCTCTTTAATTCGATCGCCATAAAGCTCAGTTGTCATCTTCTGTCGCTCAGCTTGTAATACAGAATCAAGATCCTTTCGTGTGAGAGGTTTATTCTCTTCATCGTCTTGATCGTCATCTGCACTATCATCTTTCTTCTTCTTAGAATCAATCTTATTTTTTATGATAAGTTGCTCTAAATCAGTTCGCTTCTTTTTTTCTTCTTCTGCTATCGCCTTATAATCAATTTTCGAAGAACTATCATCTTGGTTTTTTGACTTATTGTCATTATCACCATTCTGATTTGCTACATCTGCATCTGCTTTCGCTTTTGCTTCTGCATCGGCCGTAGCTTTAGCTTCAGCCTCTATTTCCTCTTTTGTTTTAGACATAGGATTTTGTCGTCGGTTAATTTATAAAGCTCACGTTGTTCATATGCCGCTCGTATGAACTAGAGCGTCGGATTTCCTCCCGCTAAGGGTAGCACCACAAGGGTGACTAGGTGGAACTCTGGGGTCGATGACCAGAGTTCCTCTTAATCACTCTTCTAATGACATTCTTTTCAATTTACTTTCTATTACATCTGTAAGATAACTAAGCAATTTACAGGCGATGATATCATATTCTGATTCAGCTTTTTCTAACAATCTCTTTTGTGATTGCCATCTAAGTTCAGTTCTGAGTAATTCCCATAATCTGGACTTAAGAAACTTCTGAGCTTCAGCTTGATATACTTTCATCTGTGCTTCTGATAAGTCTTGACCTTTATAAGTCCAAACTTTACCATTGATGCGTAGAATATCTTCTTCTGTTACTGTGTTAAAGACCTCGTTGACTAAGAATGGTATGAGATTTCTTCTTAGTATTTGTTTATCGACCTCATTCATTTTATTCTTCTATTACTTTCTTTGCTTTCTTCTTCTTTTCGACCTCCTGACCAGCTAATACCTTCGCAGCTTTCACAACACCCGGTAATTCAACTCCATCTTCGACTTCTACTACTTTTCCGTTGATGTTATAAATGAAGACAACCTTTGGTTCTTTCAATGCTCTCTTACTCTTGAAATCGTAGAATGAACCAGTCTTTACTCGATCATTACCTTTTAAGATAAGACCACCAAGTTTATCATACTCAGCAATGAGTAATTCCTCATCAACAGAGCCGTCAGCTTGTTTAATACCACCAACCATTCCGTTAGCAGTCATTGAACCGTTAATAACTCTATCTACTTTCTCCTCGTTTACTAACTCAAATTCTTTTACTTTCATTTATTTTTTAATTAACTAATAATAAATCGACCTATACCCTTACAGGCTTCGAAGGAACGGCGGCGTTCTTTATCGTTTGACCTGCAACGTTTACTGGGTTTGCACCTTTCCCCATAATTTGTTCTGCTGGATTCATTCCCATCGCATCTTGTTTTACAATCATATCATCAGCTTTTCCTCTAACGAACGAATAAAGTGTCTCCCTAACTAACTTATCACCTGATACTAATGGATCTGCACGCATCTGAGCATATAACTGCATCCACATAGCCTGCATAAACTCCTCGTTTTTAGGGAACATTATCTCTGGCTCTACATATGTTAGATATTTATAACGATAAGCAACTTCTGGATTGATACGATATACGTGTTTCTTGTTATCAGGATAATCTATATCTTCAAGCATTTTCATTTCTTCTTCCTGTTTCTTTTCATCTGACATCGAGCGACCTAGAAGAGATTGATCAAACTTTAAGACTTTACTTACTTCTTTATCACCGATTTGTTTCTTGTTAAGTGTAAATGTTCTGTATTTCAGCATTCCTTTTTCACTTGCTATCTCGCTTATCTGTGGAACTGTTAAGTGATTAAGTATACAATCTTTCATTAGATCTCCATATTGCACAATCGATTCTGCTAGCGTTTTTCCTACACCTTTGAGTAAGGTCTGAGCATTTCTTTCAGCAATTGCAACAGCAGTAGCTTTTGTATCACCTGCTGGTAGTTGTCCTGCAGTAACTCCTGATACTGATGCTTCATCCATAGAATTCTCAGTAACATTCATTGCACCAAACATTCCATTCAGATTACCAGCTGGAAGAATTGGTTTAGCACTAAAGTCTTTATCTTTGAAAGCAACAATAGAACTAGGAAATACAATCTCAGAATCTACTTTATCTGTTCCAGTAACTGCTACTGGGGGATAGAGATCTAAGAACGATCTATTCATCACCATTTCATACTGAGCATCGATTAGTTTATCATCCCAATACATTGAGTTCATAAGGGACTTATAGAAATAGAAATGTTCATTTACTCTCTGATAACCAAACGGAATAACATTATACTTCGGAGCATTCTTATTATCACGATGCTTGATTGGATTAGCTTCGAGATTACTACTTCCCATATAGATACCACCAATAAACGAAACCTCCGCATCCTCTCGTCTATTGTAATAAGTTGCTTCTTCTACTAAGTATGGGTGATCGTCATCTTTGATATCATAGAATTGTCCATCATCTTCTGAGTAAATAGATTTAACACCAGGCTGAACATAATCCCAGTTTTCATGAGCACTATACTTTGCTTGTGCTTCACTAAAGTCTATGTAACGTCTCTTTATAACGGAGCGTTGTCGTTGTATGTTTTGTTCATAAGCATTAGTGATAAGTATTTGTTCGGTAGCATAAACTGGAGCTTTGAATCCTGATAATACTTCATCTAATACTTCTTGTTTAGTATATGAGCCATCTTCCATCTTAACTCGTATTTTCTGATATACCTCAGCATATTCAGCACCCATATAGGTCACAGGATTGACTAGCATTCCCATTGATGTCATTAGATAAGATGATTTATAATCAGAGTTATTTACAGTCCATTCTGCTAAGTCACGCATAAAATCAGAGAAAGCTCGATCTTCTTCATCATCACTATTCTGAGCCATAAACATTGGGATAATAAATCCTGATGTTAACTGAGAGTGCATAGCGATTGCCTTATTACGAGCTTTACTTCGAGTTCCTCTCCATTTCCAAGCTTCAGCAGGATCATCTGTATTCTCGTCTACGAATGCGTTGAATGTTCTTTGGTCTCTATCTTTACGTTCGATTACACTAAGATCGTTTAGTTCAACCCAGGAGCGATTAAGAATAGAAACACCATCTGCAAAATCTTTTTTTACAACATTACCAGTAAAGTCCGCAATTTCAATCGGCGGCTGATACGAGGATACTTGGGAGTTTTTATAGATTTCTTCTATCAATTGTTTGTATCGACCGTTAAATTGATAATAACTAATATAATTATATGTTAAAAAAAACTAAAAATCAATACCTCTTATTGAAAGATTTCCATTGTGGACGAATAACCCTAACCTCTAAGCCATCTAATTTCTTTAGAATAGAGGTTATTCCATATCGAATAGCATCCATTGCGTGATTAAAACCATCTTCCGGAACGTTTAATATCTTACCATCTTTATCGTTCATCCAGAGATAGTTATTATACTCTTTCTTTGTATCAAACGAACGTTTAGTTAGTGATATTCTCTGATCTTGGACTAGTTGAATACCATTTGTGATAGAGTCTTTTCCTTTCTCACAACCTACAATGTTGATACCATAACTCTTTATCTCATCTATACTCTTTGGCTCAGAGCAATCAGCAACAACTAAGACATTAGCTTCTTCTAAGTTTAATATCTTATCAGCTATCTGTTTATTTGTAAGACCTTTCTGATAGATTTGTTCATCTAAAATAAAACCACCATTGTAAGAGTAAATATCTACTAATGCCGTTGGATCATTAGAATAACCAAAGTCTAATCCTCTACGCACTAGTTTGGCTTCATGTGGTATCTCATCTATCACTTCCCAGTCTTTGTAGATCTTTCCTTCCACTTCACCAAGTTGTCCTTCACCGTATACTTTCCACCAACCTTTACGATTCCTTCGTTGCTCAATTGATTCTCTAATGGAGACAGGAAGTCCTTCGTTGTCTAAGTAAGTGAGTATGATATGATCTACATCTGTTCTCTTTGGAAGAATATCACTATAGAACCAGAATTCATTCGTTGGGTTCCAGTCTAAGAAGATAACGTCAGATGTTCTAACCTCTAACTGCTCGAATGTTTCTAGTGGAACGTTATTACATTCGTTTATAAATAATCTCTGTCGTCTAGGACCTCGCACCTTAGATGATTGATCTGCTGAGAAGAACTCTATCTTGCTACCAGTTTCAAATGTGTATATACTATCTGATCTATTCCATCTAGATTCCTTATAATAACCGTGCTCTTCCATTATGTTGAGAAAATCTCTAATAGCACCTCTTTTCAAGTGAGGAAACGACTCTGATACCACAGATGTTACTGTTGCTATCTTATCTCGTTGTGCTTGGTCTATCAACAATAGAAGTATGGAAATAGTCTTAGACGCAGAAGTTCCTCCTTGTATAGCTCTAATCCTTTTGGTTAAGGATAGAATCCTCTTGGTCGCTGTTGTTATTACGAACGGCATCTAGTAATGGTTTAGGGAGTATAAGCTCCACTTTATTATCGATTCGTTTCTTTAGTTTGTTATATGAGTCGATAGCAGCTATTTTAGATCTTATATCTGAGTGTTGATTGATTACGAATAGATGCTGTTTATCTACATTTTCATTATTAAAACCTCCAGTTTCTAACTTAGCATTTATATAGTTGAAGATAACAGGTTTTAACAGGAGATCTCTAGCACAAGCATTCGCAACTCTTGGATCCATCTCTTTATGATATCTAGTTTTATAACTAGGTCCATAAGCTGCTAAATAGCTCTGTGTTCCATTACCATAGAATTCACTCGGAGTAACATAATAATCACAGAAGTCTTTTTGTTCTAGTGATAGTTCTTTTGCTAGCTCTTCTATTGTTGGTTGTTTATCTTCTGTCATATGTTATTGTGTAACCTCTTTAGTCTTATCTATTTGTGAATTGAGAAAATTGACGATCTGAATAATACTATTCTGATTAGCTGTTGTTTGCTGTTGTATCTTGATTACTGTGTAGACGAAGTAACTAAAAAGAACTAATAAGATGCCCGCAACTAAACTAATACTTGATATGATAATTGTTTTTTTCATTTTGTTTTGTGATTACACTTAATAATCTGACCTATACTCATCAAGAATTCTCTACCGCAATCTGGACAGCTATAAATCTTTCTCTGAATTGGATTTATCTTCTTCAATGCTCTCTCCCCGTTTGATAGGAATCTCCTTTGAACTGATAGATTTGATATCTTTGTCATCTAATTCTAATATGATTATTTCTGGTGCTTTTAATCGATAAATTCGACCACAAATATCACAGCGCCATTCGTAATACACCTCACTTTTTTCTCTTACGATAATTGCTCTTTCTATAGTGGCAATAATCATATGTAATTTATGATTTGTGTCACAAAATAATTTTGGTGTTGTTTCTATATCGTATCTTCTCATATCTTTAATCTTTATCGCCTAACATAACAGATTCGAAAGCTCGATTTCTATCATCTTCAGCCATATCCTCTGATTGTTTTAATAAACCTTGCTGTTTAGCCCAATACGTTGCGTATGTGCTGATAGCTTTTGCGATATCATTATAACCATCGCCTGGAGATTTTTCATTCTCTTCCGCTATAAGAATATCACATGTAATCATTTGTGCAGCAACCATTACTCCGTGCTCTACTTCAAGTCTTACCACTTTGGCAGGATCAATTATTTCACCTCCTATTTCTAAATTACCGCCAGCATTTTCTTGTATTTGTTCATATGGAGCTTTCAACGTTTCAGTTAAAATATTTTCTGGAAGTTCTTCCGATATTTCTTTAAGGCAAAGACCACCACCTTTTACGTAACCTTCTTC